GTAAACAAGATACAAAGAATCGTCAGAATTCTACTGATGATCTTGATCCTGAACTCAAGAAAAGTTTTGAACGTCGTACCAAACATTTGTTTGCAGACATCATGGATCTATATGAAGATATGCTCACTGCAGGTGTTGCAAAAGAGTCAGCACGTTTTGTGCTTCCCTTAGCAGTACCAACCAAAATTTACATGAGTGGCTCATGTCGTTCATGGATTCATTATATCAATTTGCGTTCTGCCAATGGAACTCAAAAGGAGCATATGGAGATTGCAGAGTTATGTAAAAAACATTTTATCTGTAAGTTTCCTAGCACCTCTGAGGCACTTGGATGGTGTGTTAATCGAGACTGCGGTTGCACCGATTGGGCAGATTGTTTACAACCTAGTTTAAGGATCGATTAAAATGAACAACCAAGAAGTAATTGAAACCGCAAAAGAATGTGGATTGATTTATAATAACAACCATGATATTCTAGAATTCTATCAACGCATTCGTACTGTACTCAAGAAAGAATTTATCCCACAACCCGTGCGTACTAAATAGGAGGTGCATCTTGCCTACATATCCCGTTAAAAACTCCAAGACTGGAGAGACCAAAGAAATCTACATGACCATGGCCGAATATGACCAGTGGAGACTAGACAATCCTGACTGGGATAAAGACTGGTCTGCTGGAATCGGTGGAGTAACTTATGGTACACCTAAACAGTCTGATGGTTTCAAAGAGGTAATGAGCAAGGTGCAGAAAGCCCATCCTCGTGCAAACCTTTCCAGATATACCTAATATGCCAGTAAAAAAGAGGAACAACAATACTCCAGTGCCTGCAGGTATGAGTGCAAAACAAATGAGAAGAAAAAAGCCTATTAACAATGAGCATCTTCTTACCATAGAACCGTTAACAGATTCCCAGAAACTTGTATTTGATTGCTGGGAAGAAGATAAACATCTAGTCCTACATGGAGTTGCTGGCACAGGTAAGACTTTTATTAGTCTTTATCTAGCACTTAAAGAAGTATTGAATCCCAATACTCCATATGATAAAATATACATTGTGCGTTCTTTAGTTCCTACTAGAGAAATTGGATTTCTTCCTGGAGATCATGAGGATAAATCAGCACTTTATCAAATTCCATACAAGAATATGGTAAAGTATATGTTTGAAATGCCTGATGACAATGCGTTCGAAATGTTGTATAATAATCTGAGAACGCAAGAAACAATTTCATTCTGGAGCACATCTTATATTCGCGGTGTTACTCTTGATAACTGTATAATTATCGTAGATGAATTCGCTAACCTGAACTTTCACGAACTTGATTCCATGATTACTCGTGTAGGTCAAGATGCTAAAATTGTTTTCTCTGGTGATGTTTCACAATCAGATCTAGTTAAACAAAATGAAAAGAACGGAGTTCTAGACTTCATGAAAATTCTAGAAACCATGGACGAGTTTTGTTGTGTTGAATTTGGTATTGATGATATTGTCCGTTCTGGTTTAGTTCGTAGCTACATTATTAGTAAATTAAATTTAGGTTTCTGATGTTTAACTTTGTTGATCTCCCAGTATCATTATTGCAAATCGAATCTATCGATAGAGATGGAAGCAGATATTATCCTGTTCCATGTGGTAAATTTTATCCGTCTATCACCACTGTCACTTCCTTTAAGAAAGCAGCATTCTTTAAGGAGTGGAGAGAACGTGTGGGTTCTGAAGTAGCGGATAGGAAGACAACAAGAGCAACAACTAGAGGCACAGCATTCCACAGTATCGTTGAGGCATATTTAAAAAATGAGTCTATTGATCCTGCTACTGTTGATCCTCTTCCTTTCACGTTATTTCAAGTTGCGAAACCTTCTCTTAATCGCATTAATAATATTCATGTTTTGGAAGGGTCTCTTTATTCCGATTATCTTAGCGTTGCTGGTCGTGTTGATTGTATTGCTGAGTTCGATGGCGAGCTTGCTGTAATTGATTTCAAAACCTCGGACAAAGAAAAGAGAGAAGAATGGATTGAAAATTATTTTGTTCAAGAGACTGCATATGCTGCTATGTTTTTTGAACGCACTGGATTGCAACCTAAAAAAATTGTCACTATTATTGCAACTGAAGAAGGTCATTGTCAAGTGATTGTGAAAGACAACCTAGATTATTATTTTACATTATTAAAGGAGTATATCGATGCTTTTACTAGAGGTAGGGTTAATGCATGATAGAGTAGAAGATAAATTTCTAACTGCTGCTAAGTTTTCTGAAACTATAGAAAAAATTGTCAAAGACTCTGGGGGGTTAGTAAATTATATTGAAGCTATCGTTGCTTATTGTGAAGAACATCAAATTGAATTTGAGACAGTAACTAAATTAATTTCTAAACCACTTAAAGAAAAAATTAAATACCAGGCTCAGAACCTGAATTACATGAAGAAAACTTCCAGAGGAATCCTGCCACTATGACTGGATTTGAAGTTTATCAGATGTATCTATCGCTTAAACTTAAATTCACTAAAGATGACTATGATTACTTCCGATTTAATGGGAAGACTAGAGCAAGTCAAGCATCGTTCGACAAACGAAATGATGCTTATTTCTTTAAGAAACTTGCATCTAAGTATGAACGTGACAGAATAGAAGAGTATTTCGTATCAAACTTTGTAAGTGATAACAAAGGATACATTAAAGAAATCATTCGACCATTAGGAGAAACAACCTATCGAGAATGGAAAAAGAAACAACAGAGTTTCCTATATATTTTTAGAGAGGAATTGTCTGTCTTACTAGACAATATTGAATCTCCTTACGAAGACAACTTTGACGGTTTGTTTACTTGTTCAAAGGGTCGTCATCCAATTATTCTTACATCCTATTTGAGGAAAGAGATAAGTGTAGAAACCTTAATTATTTTTGATACATGTTTAGGATATGTTAAACGATTAGATAAAACGTTAACAGATCCAGTTTGGAAACAAGTTAAAACTCAAGTAATAAAGTATGCTCCCTTTCTAAGCATTGATTGTAAAGAATATAAGTCAATCATATTAAAGACTGTTAGAGAAAAGGTATGAGCTTTTTTAATTCTGAAATCGTTCAGGAACAACTTCAATCAATTTACGACAACTATCTAGAACTGCAAAAGAATGCAGAAGCAATTGGCGAAATGCCAAAAGATAAAGCAATTAAACACATAGAAAAAACTAAGGCACTCATTGAGAAGCAAAAACTTTTCTATATTAGACTTCAATTATCTTCTTGTGAAGACGAAGATGCAGCTGATATGAGACATCGTATCGACTTAATTACCAACATGTTTGGATACAATACTTTGTCAGAATCTCTTGATTCTATGACGAAATATTTGGACAACGTGCGGGCATCGCTTGACAAGGTGGACTAAATAGAGTATCATACCTTTGTTGGTATGATCATCCAACAAATACAATTAATACGGAGAATACAAATGTCATTTGCAACCCTCAAAAAACAATCCAATTCAGTTTTTGAGAAACTGACTAAGGAGGTCGAGAAGATTTCCAATCCTGAAAGTAGTTCTGGTGCTGACGAACGCATCTGGAAACCAGAAATGGATAAGTCAGGTAATGGTTATGCAGTTATTCGATTCCTGCCTGCCCCTGATGGAGAAGACATTCCCTGGGCCAAGGTGTGGAGTCATGCGTTCCAAGGTCCTGGTGGTTGGTATATTGAGAACAGTCTCACCACCCTTAACAAAAAGGATCCTGTTGGCGAAATGAATCGTCAACTCTGGAACAGTGGTAGCGACGCAGACAAAGAGATCGCACGTAAACAGAAACGTAAACTGAGTTACTATGCTAACATCTATGTTGTGGAAGATCCTGCACATCCAGAGAATGAAGGACGAGTCTTCCTCTATAAGTTTGGCAAGAAAATCTTTGATAAAATCATGGCAGCAATGCAGCCAGAATTCAAAGATGAAACCCCCATCAACCCCTTCGACTTCTGGCAAGGAGCAGACTTCAAAGTGAAGATCCGCAAGGTGGATGGATACTGGAACTATGATAAGTCTGAGTTTTCTCGTCCTGGTACTCTCGGTCGTATGACTGATGACGAACTAGAGGCAGTTTGGAAAAAGCAATATTCCTTGGTTGAATTTACAGCAGATTCTAACTTCAAGACCTATGAAGAACTTGAAGTACGTCTTAACGCAGTGCTCAACTCTAAAGCTCCTGCTCGTCGGGTTGATCAAGAGACTGAAGAGGATGAGATGTTTGCACGTCCTTCCTCTCCCTCTAGTTGGAGTGAAGAGGTTAGCACCTTTCGTTCTAACGTGAGTACAGCTGTTCCTTCTCTCCCGACTTTCAATAGCGAGGAAGAGGATGATGACCTAAGTTACTTTGCTCGTCTTGCTGATGAGGAGTGAAACCAAAATCGCATGTTAAAAACCAAGGGGGCGTTCAAAAATCGCCCCATTTTTTTTACTAAAAACGAAATGTTAAGAAATGTTAAAGATTATTCTAGGTCTGGGTCTGATTCAGTATCAAATACTTTGGCCTTATAGAACAACTCGTCATCATCAGAACTATCTTTGACATCTTGAGATGTAATGTCTGAACTGAACTGATATCTCAGTAACCTTTCCATCTCAGCAATAAAATCATCGATAACAAATGGGTTGATCAGATATATTGACCGCTTTTCTTCATTTTTAGTATACTCATATTCGTAATTCGATACTGGTCGTACTAAACTATCACTACCAATTACGGTTCCATTTGGCAGGGTAAATTTGTAGTCTATGTCTACAACTGTTCCTTCTTCAACTACTTCAATACCCTGATATTCTACTTTCTTAGTTACATAATGATAAAGTCCTTCTATATTTGTTCCATATTTTTTCCTGAAGTAGATATCAAATTCATCATTTGATTTAGGCCATTGGGAATATACATTGACAATATTATTTGTTAATAATATTACCCATTCATATTTTGGAGAACCATATATGCGTTGTGAGACTTGATATGGTTTATCATCTCCAAAAATCACATACTTTTCAAAGGTCATAACTGCCTTGTTTTTTGAAAAGTCCATTGTAGTTCTTCTGAAGATATTCTTCATCACTACATATTCTTGGTCCCAAGTATTCTTAGAACCAGGGTATCCAACCCTTATGTTTGGTACAATTGAAAAGTAATGTTTATCATCCTGTGCCATGTTTAGAACCCAGCTCCTGCGTCTTGTGCGGTTACATATGCAACCTCTTTAAATGTTGTATCAATTTGAACTGCTGGAACAAATTGGTCATTTGTAGTTACATATCCTCCATCTGGTGTATATCCAACGTTAAAAGTTTCTAAGATACAGTCTTTGAATTTATATACATTGT